ATGGAGTAATTATGGCTATTAAACTATTCGGATGGGAATTAAATCGCGTTGGTGACGAAGATCAACCGACTCCCACAACGCAGCCTTCTATCGCACCACCGCAAACAGACGATGGTGCGTATGTTATTAATTCGGCTGCACTCGGTGGATATTATGGAGCATATCTCAATCTTGAAGCTGCATTCAAAAACGAAAACGAGCTTATCTCTCGTTATCGTACAATGGCAATGCAACCAGAAGTTGAGTCTGCAATTGATGATATCGTAAATGAAGCGATTGTTCATGATGAGGCAGGTAAGTCTGTTGAACTTGTTCTAGATCAATTAGAGCAACCAGATAAAGTTAAGAACATTTTACGCGAAGAGTTCAAACAAATTCTTCGTATGTTGGACTTCGATAATTACGGACAGGATATTTTCCGTCGTTGGTATATTGATGGAAGAATATTCTATCAAGTTCGTATTGATGAAGCGAATCCCAATATGGGAATTCAATCATTAGTGTATCTTGATCCGCGTAAGATTCGTAAAGTCCGCACAGTAACAAAAGAAAAAGACCCGCGCACCGGCATTGAGATTATCAAGGGAACGGAAGACTTTTACGTCTATAACGACAAAGCCCTGTCTCATGGTAACATGGTTATGTCCTCGCCGGTTGATGCGTCGGTTAAGATTGCAGAAGATGCGGTAGTCAATATAAACTCTGGCTTGATGGACGTAGCCCGTAACATGGTTCTGTCCTATCTACACAAATCAATCAAGCCACTGAACCAGTTGCGTATGATTGAAGACGCAGTGGTTATTTACCGTCTATCTCGCGCACCGGAACGTCGCGTATTTTATATTGATGTTGGTAATCTGCCTAAAGCTAAGGCTGATCAATACCTACATGATATCATGACGAAGTTCCGTAACAAGATTGTTTACGATGCGGGTACTGGTGAAGTCAAGGATGATCGTCGCTTTATGTCGATGATTGAAGATTTCTGGATTCCGCGCCGTGGCGAAGGTAAAGCTACGGAGATTCAAACACTGCAAGCTGGTCAGAACCTTGGCGAACTTTCAGATGTGAAGTATTTCCAACAGCAACTTTATCGTTCGCTGAATGTGCCAATTTCTCGTCTTGAGCCGAATCAAGGATTCAACCTTGGTCGCGCTTCTGAAATTAGTCGTGATGAAATTAAGTTCAATAAGTTTATTGAGCGTTTACGTGCGAAGTTCTCCATCATGTTTGATGAGTTGATGAGTCGCCAGCTTGCTCTCAAAGGCATTGCAACGCCGGAAGAATGGGAACAACTGAAAGAGTTCATCTACTACGATTTCCTTGAAGATAACAACTTCTCGGAACTGAAAGAAGCAGAACTGATCACGAATCGCGTAACACTTCTAAACCAAATGACTCCGTATATCGGAACTTACTATTCAATGAATTGGGTTCGCAAGAATGTACTGCGTCTGACCGAGGAAGAGATTGAAGAGATTGGCATGGAAATCGAAGAAGAGCAAGAAGAAATGATGCGAATTGCTGCAATTGAGGCTTCAAAACAGCAAATTTCTGCTAGTTCAGAAGTGCCAACAAACATAAATACAAATAGTAATCAGCAACCTAACCAGCAAGGACAAGAATAATGTCAAAAGAATTTCTTGAGTCTCTAGCAACTGATGATAGAGAAAGCGCATACGAAGCTTTTACGGCTAGTGTGGCTGATAAATTATCGGATGCTCTTGAGGTACGTAGAGTAGAACTTGCTTCATCTATCCTTGGTGAGCCAGACTTCGTAGTAGAAGAGGTCGATATACAGGAACTTCAGGAGAGTGAGGCTGCTCGCGAACTGGTTCTTCATGCGGATAACGATGAACAATTGTATCGCTCTTCCCATCAACCCATTATCAAGAACCTTCAAAAGAAGAAAGCGAAGGGTATCTATGATCATGAGAAGGCAACGAAGCTTTGGGGTTATCACGCTGATCGGGCTGCACAGTCCTATCATAAGGCTCATGGTAGTCCTAATCAGAAGTGGCATCACATGTTTTCGACCGATGATCGTCGCAAGGCTGCTAAGATGTTTGCCGATCAGGGTAAGGATGAACTAGAGGAATCGTTCTCAAAAAAAGCTAACCGGGAGAATGATGGAGTAAACGAATATGTCGTTCTCCCGGCAACGTCTATTTTGAAGAGTGCTGGCGACATGGATCGCGACAAGACTAAACGTTATTCCAAGTATAATAAATCAATTCGTGGTCGTAATGGTCTGCCTAAAGATAAGTACCACAAGAATAAGGTAGATGAGGTCGCCGCTCCGGGTCAGGAAGATTGGATCAAATCAAATAAGAAGCGTTTTATTGACCGTTACGGTAAAGAGGAAGGCACAAAGATTCTATATGCAAAGGCATGGAAACTTGCCAAGGAAGGCTACCTTGACGAAGCACCAGCACGACCAAACGTAAAACCTGCGGCTGGTCCGTCAAATGCTGATCTTCACCGCAACGTTTCTGCTAATCTGCGTCGAGCTATTCAGACGCTAAAGATCAAGGGTGTTAATCCACAAATGGCGGCAGCGGCGCACAAAGACTTTGGTAAGCTAGTAGCAAAGAATCCGAAAGCACCGGGACACATGTTGCTCCGTAAGCTTTCGTCACAAAAGGCACAACAGGTTCAACAACTTTCACAGGCTGGCGTTCCTATGGGACAGTCTTTGGAAGCGAACCCACAAGATTTTAACCAAATTCTAACTAGAATGAAGAGATTCCGATAATGAACTTCAAAGAGTTTCGTCAAGAGTTAGACGAGTCGATCAAGGATCACATTCCTGCGCCGATGCTAGTGTTGCGTCGTAGAGGCATTCGTGTGTTTCCTGATGGACGTAAGGTTGCACTGTACACAAATGATAAATATAACTTAGTATTTACTGTCCCTTATGGAACACACCCACATGAGGGCGCACCGATTGTTGGGCAACATGGATAGTAAGTTATACGAAAGATTGGATGAATTAGCAGAGCATAAATTGCAACTGCTAAAGACCTTGATAGAGTGTGAGCTAGCCGAGGCTAACTTCCGCATTGTCAAGGCAAGAATTCGCGGCGGCAAAGTGCAGCGCAGACGTAAGGTTAGCACTCGCCCCGGTTATACGATCCGTGGTGGAAGACTCGTAAGAATGTCTTCACAGGAACGAATGAAAAGGAAACAGGCAGCACGTAGAAGTAAGGCAAAAAGGAAGTCAAAACTAAAAAGAGCATTACAGAAGCGTCGAATGTCAATGAGAAAAAGAAGATCACTAGGGGGATAAGATGAAGCTTATCACAGAACAAATAACAGATGTACAGGTAGTCACCGAGGAAAAGAATGGTGTCAAGAGTCTGTATATTACGGGACCGTTCCTCGTTGGGGAGCAGAAGAACCGTAATAAGCGCATCTATCCTATGAATGTTCTGCAAAAAGAGGCAGCACGTTACTCGGAGCAGTATATCTCCAAGAACCGCGCCTTTGGTGAGCTTGGGCATCCTGATTCCCCCTCAATAAATTTGGACCGTGTTTCACACTTGATTACCAACCTAAAGCAAGAAGGTACTGTATTTGTTGGTAAGGCTAAGATTCTTGAGACACCTATGGGCAAGATTGCAAAGTCTTTGCTTGAAGGTGGCGCACAACTCGGCGTTTCTAGTCGAGGAATGGGTTCTCTCAAGGAACAAAATGGTGTAAACGTAGTTCAAGACGACTATTATCTCGCTACAGCGGCGGATATCGTAGCCGACCCTTCGGCACCCGGAGCCTTTGTCCAAGGTATTATGGAAGGCAAAGAATGGGTGTGGGACAACGGCATCATCAAAGAAATGGATGTTGTCGAAATGTACGATGAAATATCGAAGGCGAAGCGTAATCAAATCGAAGAAGTCTCTTTGAGAATCTTCGAAAACTTTCTGTCAAAACTTTGAGTTTTATAAATAAACTTATCCAGTTAAGGAGTTGAAAATGAGTAAGTCACTAACTGAATCTGCTGCTGAAATCCTTGCCACTTCTGTAGGCAAAAACCAAGAAGCATCCAAGGGTACGCTTGCGGATTACGAAGAACTCGGTGGAGCCGATAATCAGGCACATCCCGAAGGAACCCCTGTTGGTCAGGCT